ATGAATACCAAACGGTTTGTAGTTAATGAGTCCCGCCGTCACAAACAGATGTATGGGCTACCGATCGCCTGGGAATCGGCCGTCTCGGATTGGGTCGACTGGCTCGTGACCGGCGGCGCCCCGAGCACCACGATCCGGACCCGGCGCGGACACGTTCGCGGGACCGCGCGGCGGCTCTGCTCGCAGTCGCCGGCGGGCGTCACTACGGATGACCTGGTCGCACTCTTCGGCAGACAGCAGTGGTCGAACGAGCACCGGCGCGGGCTGCGCGCATCGCTGCTGGCGTTCTTCGACTGGGCGGTCGAGCATGGGCTCGCCGCATCGAACCCGGCACGCGGGCTGCCGAGCGTGCCGGAATCGAAGCCGCGCCCGCGCCCGGCGACGGACCGGATCTGGAAATCGGTTCTCCTGGCGGCGGATCCGCGCGAGACGCTCATGGCCCGGCTCGCGTGTGAGGTCGGCCTGCGGCGCGGCGAGGTGGCGCGGGTCCACACCCGCGACCTGATCGAGGACATCTATGGATGGGCGCTTGTCGTACTGGGGAAGGGCGACAAGCAGCGGATCATCCCGATTGCCGACGATCTGGCGGAGCTGATCCAGCGCGGGCCCGGCGGGCACACGCTCGGCCGCGGCACCGAGGGCTGGCTGTTCCCGGGCGCCATCGATGGGCACATCTCGGCCGGATACGTCGGGAAGCTGATCGGCGACCTCATGCCCGAGGGCTGGTCGATGCACAAGCTGCGGCACCGGTTCGCCACCAAGGCCTACGCCGGGACCGGGAACCTGCGCGCCGTGCAGGAAGCCCTCGGACACGCGAGCGTCGCGACCACCGAGCGGTATACCGCGGTGGCGCGCACCGAGGTTCGCGCCGCCGTGCTCGCCGCGGCGTCCCGGACAGGACTCGCCGCGTGATGACGGGAGCTGCTCGTCGAGGGTGCAGCTCCACAATCATGTCCGGTCCGCCCGGTCCGTCTGATTGAATCCGGGCATGAAACGGACACTCATTGCGGTCGGCGCCGCCTCGCTGCTCCTGCTTGTTGGCTGCTCGTCGGAATCCGATCCGGAGCCTGCCGCCGCCCCCGCATCGAGCGCGACGGCGGCCCCGGCGAAGCCCCGCGCCGCTGCGCCTGCGGCACAGGTCGCCGATCCGCGATGCGCACCGGCAGGCGAGGACGTCGTCATTGCGGTCGCGAACGGACTCAAGGATGACTCACTCACGCTCAAGAATGCGCAGGTGATCGTCGATGGCGACCTGACATTCCTCGGTGCATCCGCCGTTCGCCCGGATGGGAAGTTCGAGAACAGGTCTGATGTTTGGGTGCTCTCGGGCATGCTTCCGACGGCCGCGACCGGCGGGGCGCGGAGCATGACCGAGTGGCCGAAGACGAGCGAGGCCCTCAAGATCACCCCGGCCGATGAGCGGGTGCAGGCGGTCGATTCGTGCGTGGTCAAGTCGACGTTGAACTAGCGCCACATGAACGATGAACGCCCCGACTCCCAGTCGGGGCGTTTCTCGTTGCGGCACATGGAAACCCGTTCCGAACTTATCCGTCCGAAACGGTTGCACTTACCCGTTTGAAACGGTATAGTTCTTCATGTCAGGCCAACCGGCCAGGCAACAACTAAAGAGAGGAATCGGATGCAACGATCCGATGTCGCGCTCGTACTGGCGGCCCTGGGAGTGATCCTCCAGACCATCCAGGTCTGGCAGGCCCGCAGAAAGGGGAAACATCGGAAGTAGCGTGAGGGACCGGGGTGCATCAATCACCCCGGTCCCGCCTACATCGTTTCACCGATTCGATCAGAGAGGCAATGATGACCCACTACATCACCGACCGGGGCGTGCAAGCCAGCGCGGCGACCGCCGTCGTTCTGGGCGTGCTCACTGTCACGAACTACAGCCCGCCGATGCTCGCCGCCTGGGCCGTCTGGGCGGGTGTGAGCATCTGGGCGCTCAGCATCGCAAGGAGCCAACATGGCGCGAAGTAGGACGCGACACTTCCTGTCCCTGCGGCAGTTCGCGCAGCGCATCGGCGCCAGTGACCCGACCCTGAGCGGATACAAGCTGCCCGAGCCGGACGCCATCGTCGGCCCGGTCAACGAGGACGGCAGCCTTCCGCGCGGCACGACACGCGGATGGCTCCCCGAGACCATCGACGGCTGGAATGCGAAGCGGCCGGGCCGCGGCGCGCGGACCGATCTGAAGGAAGCGTGAAACCTCAAGGGCGTTCGCACGATCTGTGGTTGGACGACGACGGCCCTGTCCGGTTCCCGGGCTCGCTCTAGTCGGTCGCCCACCGGTCCCCCGCATCAACGACGAATAGCCCCGCCCTCGGAATGAGGGCGGGGCTATTTCGTGCCGAGCTGGCGCCGGGCCGCCGGTGTTCCGGCTAGGCGGGGATCGCGGTCAGGTAGGTGGCCCCCGGATCGGAGAGAACCGTCCGGGTGGCCGAGGGGTACTGGATCTTCATCGTGAGAATGTCGCCATCGGCGAAGACCACATTGGATGCCGTTCCGTCGAGGAACGTCACTGACGAACCTCCCGAGGTGGCGGTGCCGACCTGCGACCCATTCCGGAAGACCTTGATCACGACGGCCGCGCTGGAGCCGGTCTGCTGCCGGAACGCCAGGTTGTAGGTACCGGCGCGCATCACGATGCCGTCGGAGCCCTGGATGGTGCCGGGGAAGGTCTCGCGGGGGAACCAGCCGGTTACCAGGGTGTCGACCCCTGGGTTGATGGTCTGGTCCCCGTACTTGTCGAGACCCATCCGCTTCGGACCGGGCTCTGACGGGTTCGCCACTAGGTAGGTCCCCGCGCCGCCGAGGATGCTGTTGCTGGTCGCGGTCATCGACTGGAAGGTCAGCAGGGTGTCGGGGTCGGTGACCTCGTAATCTGGCAGGGCCACAGTGAATGCGGTCACCGACTTCCCGGAGTTGGACTCGGCCACCATCGTCGACCCGAGGTAGAGACGCTGGCTGATCACGCGGTTTGATCCGCGCGTCACCTTGCCCTCGATGTCGTACCGGCCTGGCTGCATCCGTATGCCGTTGCTCTCCTGGACGGTCTCTGTGTATCCGGACTTGGTGCCCCAGCCGGTGACCAGCACCCAGGCGCCGGAGCTCGAACTCTGGTCCCCGATCTTCTCCAGGCCCATCGCGATTGCGTTGGCCCAGATCTGCACGCAGGCCGAGCCGGTGCCGACCATGATTTTCCGAACGGCCGCGACCGCCGAGCCGGTGCCGACCATAACCCGCTTCAGCGGGTTCGATGCCGACCCGCTTCCGATCCTGATCCCGGCCATCAGTAGATGTGCCCGATGAAGCCGAGCGCGTTCTTAACCCCGGACGAGAGCGCATCGAACGCGGCCTGAGTGCCGACCCATATCGTGTTCGTCTGGCCGGATGCGTTGGCGGCGCGGCCACCGATCGCGGTGGCGTTGGCTGCCTGAGCGCGGGCATCGGTGTAGTACTTGTTCGTGGTGCCTTCAGGCACCGCGTCGGTACTCCCGGGCGACGGACTGATCTCGATGTATGCCGACCCGGACCAGCGGTAGGTGCGGTTCGTGTCGAGCGCGGTGTAGATCTTCCCCGACTCGCCGGTTGCAGGGAACGCGGCGAGGTTGGCGAACTCAAGGACGTCGTCGACGAAGGACGGCAGGAACGCGGCCGGCGCCTTGCCGCTTGAGTCGAGCGGCATGTAGCCGTCGGGCTGCCCCTTCGCGCCCTTGTCCTCCTTGGCCGCCAGGGCGCTGCCAACTTCGTCGGCGAGCCCGTTGATTTCGCTCATCTCGTGCGTGTGGCCGGGCTGGGACGCGGTGTTGCCCTTGGCCAGCTTCACCTTCGCCGCGGCGGTGAGGTCGTACGTGCGGTTGGCGGAGAGGTCGCCACCGCCCTCGATGTCTCCGGTGCCGGTGACGGTGCGAGAGGTGGGCACGCCGCCGACGTTCTGCGCTTCCTCAGCGGCCAGCTCGGCGGCAATACGCGCGACGTCTGCAGCGTCGGCGGACGCGTCGGCATTCGTGGCCGAGGTCCCGGCCGCGGTCGAGAAGCCCTGCGCGGCGTTGCGCGCGGCGACCGCGGCGTCCTTGGCTCCGATGGTGTCGCCGTATGCGGCATCGACGAGCGCCTTGGTGGCGTCGATCTGGCCCTTGATCGTGTCGACTTGCCCCTTGGTGGTCGCGGCCGCTGCGGCAGATGCGCCTGCCGCGGTGGCTGACTGCGTCGAGGCCTGAGCCTGGGCGAGCGCGTCGTCAGCCTCAGCCGCCGCCTCGATCGCCCTGGCTTCCGCGGCGCTCTTCGCGGCGATCGCGGCGTCGCGCGCGGTGTCGGTCTGACCCTTTGCGGTTTCCGCTCCGCCGCGGGCCGTCTCGGCCGCAAGGCGGTCCGCGTGAGCTGCCGCGGCGTCTGTCGCGGCCTGCGCCAGTGCCGGGACTGTGACCGTACCGAGTGCTGTCGAGTCGTCCAGTCCGAACAGGAGCTTGTTCCCCTGAATCGCGACCGACGCGAGCGACTTGCCCTGAAGCCCACGGAACGCGGCGCCGTCCCCGGAGGCCGGCCACGCGCTGCCGGACCAGACGTAGAGCAGGCCGTCGCCGTTGTTGACGTACGCCGTGCCCGCGTCGGCCGGACCGAGGATGATTCCCGCGAGCTCGGCGTAGTTCGCCACGGTGCCAGCGAGGTTCACGCCCGCGCCGACGTCGCCCTTGTCGCCCTTCACGATCACCTTGTGCTCGGCGATGATGATCTCTTCGAGCTCGAAGAGGCGATGCGTGCCGGTCTCGGGGATCATCACGTCGTAGGTCTGGTACCAGCCCTCGGCGTCGATCTCGACGCGCATCGGACCGGGGTCCAGCTCCGGCGAGGTGATCGTCCCGCCGACCGAGTGCACGACGACGGGCGTCGGGGTGATGACGCCCTCGCCGTCAGATTGGACGCGGAGCGGAACGCCATAGAATGACGCCCTGACCTCGTCGGCGGTCAGCGCCGCGTCGGCGAAGTCCTCGGTGATGATGGTCATGGCGCCTCCCAGGTCTCTTCGCGGTACTCGGCCGCTTCCTTGTTCGTCAGGTCTCGCCAGTACGGGTCTTCGAGCGCCCGCGCGCGGGCCGCGGCGTTGCGTAGTGCGGCGATCAGCGGCTCTGGGTCGGCGTCGGGCACGCGCGCCTCTGCGATGAGTTCGTGCGCGTGAGCGACGATCTCGGCGTCGGTCATGGTCGAGACGTCGATGTTCCTGATCGGGGATTCTTCGGTCATGACGTCTCCGAGCTCCTTTTCTCGACGGACATGCCGTTCCAGACGCTGCCGCCCCGGCTGCCGCGACCGAACGCTGCGTTGCACCACAGCTCGGCGTAATACCCCGCGGACGGGATCGTGAACGGCACGTGGACTACCAAGGACTCTCGGCTGCTGGTGTCGGCTTCTGCGATCCGATGCGCATGCAGCGTCCCGTTCGGGGCGTAGACGCGGATCTGGATGTTGATGTAGGTCGAGCCGAGGGCGGTGTACCCCTCGGCCGTCAGCTGCAGATCTGCAACCCAGAGGCCTTTGCTGGCCAGGTAGATCGCACCGTTCGCGATCGTGGCGCCGACGATCGGGCCAATCTGGTTGTCGATCGGAATCCGGATATCGCCAGCGATCGCGTTCGAGCTGCCACCGCTCGAGTACGTGTGGCAATACCCAACGACGCCCTCGAGCTTCTGCGTCTTGTCCTGCAGGGTGGCGATGTCGGCCTGCTTCGCCTGCGCCCACTGCCCGATACCGGCGAAGTGGCCGGTGGGGTTGAAAATGCCGAGCAGCGCGTTCGTGATGTTGCCGACGAACGCGGCGATCGGGTTGGCCTTCAACTCGATGCGTCCGCGCTGCTCGGCCTTGTACTGCGCCTCGGTCTTCGACGCCCAGGCCGCGATGCCGCCGAGGCCGTTGAGGGTGCCGTCAGGTGTTCGTTCGGGAAGTGAGGACGCCATTTACAACCCCCTAGCGAATGTGAACTCATCGCCCTCGAGTGCCGCTTTGAGCTCGGGCGGTGTCGGGGGCGGGCTCTGGCCTGGTGCGTGGTTCTCGATCCACGCGAGCAGTTGGTCGATGAAGTCGATCGCGATGCGCAGGATTCCGGTGACGTAACGGAGGGCCGAGGTTGCCTGCGTCAGCTCGCCTTCGAGGGTGGTAGTTCGGTCCTCGACATCTTTCAGACGGGAGAGAATTCGGGTGTTCTCCTCGCGCATCAGCACGACGACGGACAGTGCGGTCGCCACGCTGACAGCCTCGCTCTCGGCCTCGATCTTGCCGCTCTCGGCCCGAGCCTTGTCGCCCTCGTCGTCGAGCTTGTCAGCCTCGGCCCGGGTCTTTCGTCGCATGAACAGGCCGGTTACCGCGGCGCCGAGCGCGGTGCTCGGGACCGTCGCGAGGGCGATCTCGGCGAGCCCCACGGTCTACCAGCGCCGAGCGCGGATATCGGCGCGGCGATCGGTGCCGAGCGCCACGCCTCGCATTCCCGCGAAGTTCGCGGAGACGGTGTAGACCTGGCCGTCCGAGGCCCGGACGGGAGCAATCGAGGGCAGCCCCTTCGCCCCCACGTTGCGGGCCGTCAGAGAGGTGATCACCGAGAGCAGCGCGGCGGTCGCAGCCAGCGATGCGGCCTGACCCCACTGGATCTCGGCCAGGCTGCTGCCGGTGGCCGGCAGCGCCCCGACGAAGCTGCCCGCGAACGTGCGCGCGGCCCGATCGGCCGTGTCGATGAGGAAGTTCCCGGACGTGAGTGCGGTCGCCGTCGAGATGGCCAGCAGCAGCGACACCAGCGCGGCGAGGGCAGCGGATCCGAGCACCGTTGCCCACGACACGGTGGTGATGGTGACGCCCGCGACGAAGAACAGCGCGACGTTCTGCAGGAAGGTCTTGCTGGTGCGGTCGGCCACATCGAGCCAGAACGCGCGAGTCGAGATGTTCACGAATGCTCCTTCAACGACGAGACCCCCAGCGTGTGCCAGGGGTCGGTATGAAATCTGGTATGAATTCGCGCCTTTCGGCGCGGGTGGTCAGTGCGGGTCGGGAACGACCTGGTCCGGGCCACCGACCGGGGTCAGCGCAGTGGTGCCCTCGGGCGACCAGGCGATCCGGCCGTGCTCGAACTCCTGCACCCGACCACCGCCGTCGACCTCGACCTCGTCCGAGAGCGGCCAGCCGAGAGGGCCGTTTTCGAAACCGCTGCGGTTCCAGCGCTCCCGGATCCGGCCGGTGACGACGGCGCCGGGCTGGCCGTAGCGGCGGTAGATCGCACCGCCCTCGAAGCCCTGGACGTCGCCGACCGGGCGGCCGTCGGCTCCGGTGAGCACGGCGTGTCGGCCGATCGGGTAGCCGAGTGCCCCGGCCTCCCAGAGGCGCTCGGCCCACGTTGTGAGCACGGTGCTCGGCACAGCCCACGCGCCCGTCGACGGCGACCAGTAGATCGCGCCGTTCTCGAACCGCGCGTACCGGCCGCGACCGTCCGGCGTCGACTCCTCCCCCGCGGTGATCCGCGCGCCGATCCACGCCTTCGCGATCAGGGCCTCGGCATCGATGGCGGTCGGCGCCGGGACGACGACCGGCGGGACGTAGCCCTCGACGTACTTCTCGACCGCGTCCTCGAACACGTCCCATGGGAAGTTCGGTCCGACGTCGGTGTGGTCGCCGATCCCGAGACCGTAGGTGATGCCCGAGTGGTCGATGCCGCCGGAGCGGCCGGCGCCGATCGCGTCATAGTCCTGGCCGAGCACGACCGGGTCGAGCGGGTCGTACTTCTTGGCGTCCCGGACGAACACCCATGCGGCGTGGTCGATGTCGTCGGCGAACTCGTCGAGCCACTGCTGACGGCTCATCGCTGCGCGCGACCCGACGAACACGAGGTTGATGGTCCGCGGGTTCGCGTCGCCCGCAGACCACGAGCCGTAGTCGGTGTCGACGATCCCGAGCAGGCGCCCGGCCCCGGCGAGGTAGTGGTACGAGACGCTGTTGCGCTTCATCCAGTCGTGCAGCCGTTCGGGGTCGTGGTTGCTGCCACCCTCCTCGGTGTGGAGCGCGAACCACACGATCCGCGCACCCCATCGGCTGCTGTAGTTCTGGGTCTCGCCGGTCCTGTCGATCTCTTGCACGGTCATCGGGCCTCCTCGTTTGTGGTGTGCTGCATGGCCTCCTCGGCGCGGACGGCGTCGAGGGCCTGGTCGAGTTCCGCGCGCAGCTCCTGCGGCATCTTGCGTACGAGGTCTTTCGCTTCCATGCGCGGCGGATCGGGCTCGTCGATCGGCACCCACTTGCCGGCGCCGGTCATCCAGTGCGCTTCGGTCTCCGGCAGGCGGAGCTTCTGCGTCGGCTCGGCCATGTGGCCGCAGTTGTCGCACTTGAGTCGGGCGCCGCAGTCGTGCATGTGCTTGGACACGAGCCGGTAGTAGACGAACGGCAGCATCGCCAACGCGCCCTTGAGCTCGGGCAGGCTGACGAACATCCACCAGAACATCTCTTCCGGGTCGTCGAGGTCGCAGTTCTCGCGCTGCGGAATGTCGTCGGGCTGCATCAGAACACCCCCGCTTCCTTGAGGTCAGATCGGTTCTTGTCGATGTGGCGCATGAGCCGCGCGAGCGGATCCTCTTGCAGCCGTTCGCCACCGAGCACGATCTCGTACTCGGGGAACTTGTCGGGGTCCCACTCGAGGACGGTCTTCGACACTCGCTCGACGTGGACGCGCCGGGTCAGATCGCCCGGGATCCGCGTCGCGACGCGGTCGCCCTTGTCGAAGTGCCCGACGCCGGACGCACCGATGACGTACGGCGCGGCGTTGGTGATCTCCATCGCGCCGGAGAAGATCGTCCGCGTCTCGAACGCACCGGCGCGCAGCACCATCAGCGAGTCGAGCGTGTACGCCTTCCCTGCGCTGGCGATGAAGTACTCGAAGTACCGGAAGTCGCCCGAGACCTGCGCTCGCTGGAACAGCTTTACCGCGATCCACGCGAGGACGGTGTCCTCGTAGAACGGCTTGAGCAGCGCGTCGATCGAGCCGCCGATCGAGCCGATCTGCAGGGCGTTGCCGACGATGTCGAAGATGCCCTGCGTGAGCGAGCTCATGGTCTCGTTCACGCCGGGCATCGAGTGCCCGCCCGTGACGAGCTGCACCGCGCGTGCCGGGCGCTGCTTGAAGCTCGACCGGCGGACACCCGGGCTGTCCGGCGGGTAGTAGACGTACGGCACTCGCGGGTCGGTCAGCCGCTTGCCGGGCACCCGGTAGTCGGCGACCACCGGCATGTCGGTGATCTGCTCCTCGAGGTTCTCGACGAAGTCCTCGGTGTACTGCCGCACCGTGCGGAGCAGTCCGTCGAAGAGCGTGCCGCCGTTCGAGGTTCCCGCCTCGACGCCGGACTTGTCCTCGATCCACACGACGAGCGCGCCATGCCGGACCTTCGCACCAGGCCACGGCAGCGGGTCGCCGGTGAACCAGCGCCGCCACCGCAGAGACAGCTCGGCGTCATCGAGGATCGACTGCGCTGCCTCGTGCCAGTACTTGAACCGGGAGGTGAGGATCGCCCACGGGACGCCCTTGGCCATCCACTCCATGAAGCTGGTCGGCTTCACGACGACGGTCCAGTTCGCCATGTCGTAGCCGGACCACCACGCGGAGGGATTCAGCGGGTCATCGGGGAAGGTCAGCAGCGAGGAGTTCTCGCGAACGAGGTTGATGTGCAGCGCGGTCAGGCACACCCACGGCGCCGGACCCGCCAGCCCGAACACCTTGATCGGCTGGAACGCGGCCGGCATCGGCGGCGTGGCCCACAGCAACTTCGTCTTAAGCTGCTCAAAATCGGAGAGGAACGTCGCGGTCAGCTCCGAGTATCCGAGCTCGTCGGTGTCGACCGAGACCTCTTCGAGCAAGCCGGACCATCGGTTGCCCATGTGGTCCATCGAGACGAGCACGTTGCGCTTCTCGCCGCGCTTGATGCGGCCGTACATGTCGTTGAGCCACTGGGCCTGCGGAAGCGAGAAGTCCATCTTCAGCACGCCCGGCCCGGTGTCGTTGTCCGGGTCTTCCCACCGCGCCTTGTTCTCGCATTCGACGAGGTGCGCGAGGTCGGCATTGCCGCCCGTCCACATTCGGACGAGCGGCGGGACGCGGCGCAGACGCTCGAGCTCCCGATGCGCCCGGTCGGTGGCCTCCATGATCGCCGCGCACTGCTCGGCGAGGCTCAGGTCGAAGTCGACGGCGGCGCTCAAATCAGCTCACCTCCCCACGGTTTCGGCCAGAGCCGCGGCTGATACAGCTCGGCCCGGGCGCCGCCGGACGGCGCGCTGGTGTAGCTGATCGGCAGCAGGGTCTTCGGGGTGTAGGGCGGGATCTTGTGCATGAAGAAGTTCCGGCCGCCGTTTTCGCCGAGAAGGTTCACGCCCGACCAGGATTCGAGCATCAGCCGCATCGGGTCGTAGTTGATGCGGGCACCGGCGTGCACGGACTGGATCGGGAGGAGCTCGACGACGCGGTTGCCGAACTCGCCGCCCGGCACGCGCCTGCCCTTCGGGCCGATCCACGACGGATCCGGAATGTTCCACTGCGCACGGGTCAGCGACCAGGCCTGGAACATCACCAGCGGCGACGGATTCGAGACCTCGATGAACCCAGACTCCGACGTTCCGGAGCCCTGGAAGGGCTTCATCCTGGTCCGGCCCTCCCAGAAGGGCATCCCGGCCCGGACCTTGTAGATCGGGTTCTCGTACTGCTCGTCCTCCATCGTCGGGTCGAACTCGGGATCGAAATCCGTGTCGTCGTACCGCTGGATGAACAGCCGCCGCGTGTCCCGCTTCGACTTGACCACGAGCCGAGCGAGCTGCTCATCCGGATCCCATTCGTCCGGGGTGTCTGTGATCATCTGGTCGAGCAGGCTGTCGAGCCACTCGATCCCGTTCGGGTTGTCGTCGCCGAACAGGTGCATGCCGAGCGCGAGGTCGCGCCATGCGAAGTTGCGGCCCTTGAATGTGCCGCCGCGCTGCCTCGCGGCCCGCCGCCAGTCGCCCAGGATCGGTGCGCCGTAGATGCCCTTGAGCTGACCGGCCGCCAGGATCACACCCTGGCGGCCGGCGTAGCGTCCGGAGAGGTCGAGCCTCTTCCCGTTGGCTCCGATAAGCGCGATGTCAACCATTGCCACCCCCGTACCGCAGAATGGCGATGCTCTGCCGCTCCGCCTGATCTCGTTGCCACGACGCCTGATCGGCGATCGTCTGGTTGTTGTAGTTGTTCACCACCACGCGGGGGCCGCCGCCGACACCGGCGCCGACGAGCTCGTCGACCTTGTCGATGTTCGCCTCGGCCGTCCGCCAGTGCGCGTCCTTGAGGACATGCTCGGGCTCGTTCAGGCCGTTGAAGCCGAAGGTGCCGGGCTCCCATGTGCCGCCGGTGTCGAACAGGCCGACAGACCCAAGGAAGTCCTGGGCCTGCCTGATCAGCGGGTGGATGTTGGGGTCACCCTCGACGCCGTTGCGCGGGTCAGCCGGGGCCGCCGGTGCGGTCTGCGTGGCCATCGCGGCCGACGACTGGTCGGACTTGATCGCGTAGCGGTCCGCGAGTGCGAACGCGTCTCCGAGTCCAAAGATCTCGACGAACGAGTCCGCCCAGATCCCGCCGATGTCCGAGCCCATCTGCTTCCACCGCTCGCGAGCAGAGAAGCTCTGCTGTGGCGTCGCAGGTGTGGCGGGTGAGCCCGGGGTGGCGCCGGTACTCGGTGCGGCCGATGACATTGGGTCGTCGCCCCATGTCATCGGTGGCGTGGCGTACTCGGTGACGGACGGCTGTAGTGCAGCAGCGTTGATCATCGGCAGGTACGCGTGATCGGTGAACTGTGGATCATTCGCCCCGGACGCGGGCCCGCCGTACTGGCCGTCGCCACGGCCGCCGCCCATCTCGAAGTTCACGCCGTTCGGCAGCGTGGCGGCGGTATGCCCGCCATATGGTCCACCGTTGAACCAACCGACATTCAGGCTGCCCGCGGGGCCGAGACCCGACTTGAATCCTCGGTCCGCCAGCTCGGCGCCCTCAGTGCCTGTCGCGAAACGGGATCCGAAAGGCGATCGACCCGTCGCAAAGTTCGCCACCGCAGACACTGCGCCGGAGCAGTCGCCCCAGTTGACGCCACCCCAGACGTACGGCTTCCCCTCGACACCCTTCGCGAAGTTCACCAGCTGATCCGGCGAGACGACCGCGCCACCCTCCGCGAACCGCGGCACGAGACCGGCGTCGAGACCGGCACGCATCGCGTACACGCCCCTCTGACCACCGAGCGCGGCGACATCCCCGGTGTCGAGGACATGCTCGCCGGGCATCAGCATTGCCAGGACCGAGTCCTTCCCGGGCGTGCCGCCGGTGATTGGGCCACCAGTAGCGAGCATCGGGATGTCCGGGGTGTTCAGGGTGACGGTCGGGACGTCGATATCGAGTCCAGCGATCGAGATCTTCTGCCCACCGATCACGAGCTGGAAGTTGTTCCACTTGCTGATGATCCAGTTGATCGCGCCCCGGAAGGCATCCTTGATGCCGTCCCACATTCCCGATGCGGCCGAGCTGATCCGGCCCGGCAGTCCGGTGACGAACCCGACGAGCTCGTCCCACTTGCCGACGACCCAGTCCTTGACCTCGCCTGCCTTGTCACTGATCCAGCCGAGCGCCGCGACGAAGGCATCGATCCCAGCGGACACGCCGGACCACATCGCGTCCCATCCGGCCTTGATCGCATTCCACGCGGCCGTGACGATCTGCTGCCCGAGCTCGGTCTGGGTGAAGAACCAGACGAGTCCGGCGACGAGCGCCGCGACGGCCGCGATGATCAGCCCGATCGGGTTGGCGGACAGCGCCGCATTGAACAGCCACTGCGCCGCCGTAGCTGCCGTGGTGGCCACGGTGCCCGCGACGAGCACGGCCCGCGAAGCGATGAATGCTGCACCCTGTAGGGCGAGCGCACCGACTGTGCGTGCCGATGAGGCAACCCAGGCACCTGCGGCGATTGCCGCCTGTGCGGTGGCGGTGGCCCCAGCGGCGATCCACTGGCCGACCATGATTGCCCCGTTGGCGACCGCAGCCGCGCCGGCAGCAACCCATCCGGCGACGGTGCGATACTGCGCCACCACCTGCGCGGCCGCCGATGCGACGGCCGAAGCCTGCGTCGAGATCCACACCGCGGTGAGCGTCGCACCGCTCGCGACGGCGCTCGCCGCCGATGTCACGAACCCGACCGTCATCGAGGTCAGGGCCGGGAGTAGTCCGACCGTGATGACACTGGCGACAATGCCCGCCACGACCTCATGCTCACGGAACCAATTCACTACCGAGGCAATGGCATCCGCGACCCCGCCGAGGATGCCGATGCCGGTCTGCAGGGCGGACCAGATCGCGGGCAGGACCGCAGACGCGAGGCCGCCAACGACCGCGCCGATCTGCCCCCAGAGGTCGGCGTGCTCGATGAGGAACTGTGCAGCCATGCCGATGCCGTCGGTGATCGTGCCCTGGATGGTGTTCGTCAGCACGGTGAGCGCGTGATTCGGCCCCGAGTTGATGGTGTCGCTCATCTGCTGTGACGACCCGGCGAACCCGCCCATGCGGTCCTCGGCGCCCGTGAGGGTCTCGAGGAACGCTGGGATCTGGTCGACAGACAGATCCTCGAGAGGGGTGCCGAACAGTGCGATCGCCGTGTTCGCGCGCTCGGCCGGATCCTGGATGGCGAGCAGCCCTCGCGCTGTCATCTGCAGTGCCGCCTGCGCGCCGTCACCGCCCGCTGCGACCTTGCGCGACATCTCCTCCGCGTCGAGGCCGATGGTCGCGTAGGCCTCGGTCGACGACTTCGACATGTCAGAGCCGAGGATCGTGAACTCCTTCAGGGCGTCCCCGGTCTTGTCGAGCGCGAACTTCCCCTTGTCGGCCGCGGCGACAAGGACGTTGAACGCTTCCTTGCCGTCGAACCCGAGCCCGCGGAAGTTCGTTCCGTACTCGTGGAGGATCTCCGGCAGCTCGTCGCGCATCGCGGCGGGGACCGACTGGAAACTCGACGTCATCAGGTCGAATGCCTCAGTCGAGTCCTTCGCTAGGCCGTTCGTCACCAGCAGTGACGCGGTGTTCACAGCCTCCGTCATGTCCGTCCCGAAGACGTTCGAGAACGTCAGCGCAGAGGCGGCGATCTCGTCGACGGCCTTCTCGCCCTCGAACCCCGCTGTGACGAACGAGGTTGCGACGACGCCGACCGCGTCCGCGGCCTCGTCCATTGAGCCCGCGATACCCTGCTTCCACAGCTTCCCGGCGTCGTCGCCATACTTGGCCGCCAGGTCACCCGTGGCGCCGAGCTGCGCAGCCAGCCGGGACTCGACGTCCATGTTGTCGAGTGCCTGCATGCCGATGGCGACTGCGCCGCCGATGCCGGCGGCCGCGACGGCGAAGTCCTTCAGCTCCACGCCGCCGTTCTTGACGCGGTCGCCGAAGCCGTCGAAGGCGCCCGCGAACCGCGAGACCTTGCCTCCTCCGCCGTCTGCCGCATCCGTGGCGCGCTTCTCTGCGTCGGCGAGCTTGCTCGTTGCCTGCTCGGCATCCCGCGAGGCTGCGGCCTCCTTGCGCTTCGCCGCCTCCAGGGCCTCGGTCGCGCGGGTGAACCTGGCACCCGAGGTGATGTTCTTCTCGCGCAGCTCAAGCAGCGCGGCCTCCGCGACGCGGACTCTGCCCGTGGCGTCCTTGACCTTGTCCTGAGACTTCGCGAGGTCGGTCGTCGCCTTGTCGACGGACGCCTTCGCCGAGGCAAGACCTGCGGCGATTGCGTCGCCCGCATCCTTGCCTGCTCGCTGGCCCGCCACCTTCATCGGCCCGGCGAGCTGCCCGGCCATCTGACCTTCGACGCCGCGCATCGCGGGGATGATCTGCAGCGCCGCCCAGCCGATAGTTTCCACAGACCAGCCCTCCTATGTGGTTGTGCCGAGCTCCTGGGCCCGCCGTGCTTTCGAGCGCTCGAAGGCGCCGCGCTTGGCCTCGCGGCTGCGCGCGTTCTGGCGCTTGGACATCTCCATGCGCCTGGGGTTCTTGATGCGCGGTTTGCCGCGACCGCGGCCCGCGTTGGCCTTCTGCTCCCAGAGGTCAGCAAGAAGGTGGTCGGTGATCGACCAGGGATGACGCCCGCCGTTGTCGTCGATCGCGAGGGCGGAGTCGGCCGGCAGGTGCCGGATCAGGACGTACAGCAGGCGCAGAGTCAGTTGCGATGGCCCGCCGCCGGGACGCCACAGATCACGAAGGTCGACCCGATGGAAGCGGCGCAGGTCCGCCTCGATCGGGTCACCCTTCGTCTGTAGCAGCTCGAGCAGGCCGACTATTTTCCCGCGGAGCCGAGGCCCGTCGCCTTACTGAAGAGCTCCATCACCTCGGATGCCGCTTCGATCGGGGTCTTCCCATCTGCCTGCGCGCGGGTGGTGAACCACAGGAACCGGCGGTCACCGAGCAGGCCCTTGACCATCATCAGCAGGTTCTTCTGGATCGCGCCGACCTGCCAGTCCCACGAGTTGAGGAGTTCCGACTGCTCGATCCGGATCTCCTCATCCCACAGAGTCAGGACGATGGTCGCGGTTCCGGGCGCCTCCGCGACGCGCGCGGCCTGTTTCGCGAGATGGTCCTGCGGCTCAGGGGCGTTCGTGGGGATCACGGCCTTGCCCTTGCGGCCCTTCTTGCGGCGCGCGGCTCGGTTCGGCTCGACCTCGGGAGCGGTCTCGGGGGAATCCGTGTCGGTGTCGTCGAACGAGTCGAAGTCGTCATCGGCGGGCATGTGCAGCTCCTTGGGTCTTGCGCCAGACATCGGGCGCGATTGCTGCCGCCACGAGCGCGGCGGCATGTTCGGGGAGGCCCGCGTCGAGCAGGCCGGTGTGCGCGGCGGCGATCGATGCGGCGAAGTCGGCGGTCGAGACTTCGGACGCCCGCTCCGCGTCGTCGATTTGCGGTGCGAGCTGGCACGCCTTCGCGACCTTGGCGCGCTCTCGCGGCGTGACCGCGGGCATGCCGAGTCGCTCGGCCGTGGCGTTGATCTCGGCGTCGCTGGGTACGCGCATGGGTTACTCCTTGTGCAGCTGGTGCAGCGATGGAACCGGCCGCCCGCGGGCTGCACTCCGCGGGCGGCCGGGGTCTTACGCCGGGGCGACCGAGAAGGTGCCGCCGGTCAGGCCGGTGCCGGAACCGGTCAGGGCGCCGTTGCCGGTGAGCAGGACCGTGTACGGGCCACCGGCCGAGCCGGTGACGGTCGCGGTCTCGACCGTGGACAGCGCCTCGAGCGCCGACTTCACCGCAGAGGTCGCGGCGTTGTAGACGATGTTGGCGGTCGTCTGCCCGCCGACGGTGAGGGTAAAGTTGCCCGCCGTCGGAGCCCCGAGGGTGACGGTCCACTCGGTCGGTCCGTCCACGGACTCGACGCGAATGAACACGTCGCCGTTCGGGTCGTTGGCGTGGTGGCAGGTCATCTCGTACGACTCCTGCCCGGCCTCGGTCTTGCCGCTGTGCGAGGACAGCTCGAACAGCGCGGGGCGCGGCGTGACGAGAATGTCGACGTAGCCCTCGTCCTCGAATCGGTAGAGCACGAAGAACCGCAGGCCCTTTGGCGCACCGATGCGGTTCGGTCCCGAGCCGGGCAGCACGAACTTGCGGGTGACCGCGTTGTCCTCGAACGCGGTGAACCCGGTCGTGACGGAGCCGCGGCGTGCCTTGGACCGGTAGCGCGGGTGACCGAATCCGTCGAAGTGGACGATCTCGAGCTCCGGCGTGATCGGCACGCCTGCGTCGGCGTCCTGCAGGCCGACGAAGAGCCACTTGGGGTCGATCGGGTCGTCGACGGAGTCGGGGACGAAGGGCGTGATGTCGCCGTTGGGGACGTCGGCCGCGGGGATGACGTAGGTCTCGGCCCCGTCCCAGATCCGCGTGGCGTCAGCATTGACTGTAGCCATGAAAAAGCACCCCTCTCAAAGGGTTTGGGGTCACAACGTGACCGCTCAGAAGTTGGTTGTTCGGACGGTGGCGTTGACGGTGAAGCTCGCCATGGTGCCGCCGTTATTGGGGTCTCTCGCGTCGATCAGTGCCGTCCCGGGAGAGACCTTCACCCCGGGCACCCGCAGCGCGAGCAGCCAGCCCATGCACATGCCCGCGAGATCCCGCGCGTGCGTCCGGCCGTCGGCCCACACCGTGACGCGGATTTGCGGCTTCGTCGCCACCGGCCACCGCTGCGGACCGCCGTCGTCGAACACGACTACCGCGGGCCGACTCTTCGGCGTCCAGTCCGGCGGCAGGCTGAGCCCGGCCGTCGCACTGGGCGCGGGCAGTGTGGCGATGCGCCCGATCAGGAAGTCCTTGATCGGCACCGCGGCGTCCCTTGGCTTCCGGGGCGCCTTCACTTCGACGTCACCGTGAGCCCGACCGCGGCCGCGGCCTTCGTCAGCGCGCCATCGCTGGCCTGCATCGCGATGCCGTGCCGATCCGCGATGACCACCGCGGCGGCGCCGCGGTCGGTCGTGTACGGATCGACCCGGACCACGACGTCCGAGCCGACCTGAACCCGAACCGCGGCGCCGACCTGCTCGGCGACTCCGGTCACCTTGCTCGCGACCTCGTCCGACTTGAGGATCTTGCCGACGCCTGCGCGGTTGAGCCGGAATGGTTTCTGCGCCATGCCTACCCCCTCCCCAGGGACGCCAGGGCGACGAGACCGCCGCGCCGAGTTCTCGGCGACTTCCAGTCGAGAACGCGCACCGCAAATCGGTCGCCGCGCACTTTCAGCTCGTCCCCGTTGCGGACGTCAGCGCCGCGGCGCAGGTAGACCGTGAACTCGATCTGCTCGCCGTCGCGGCCGAGGCCGGCCAGCTCCTCAGAGAGGCCCGGCTCGATGCCGAGCGTGCGGATCTCCACCGAGGACTCGGTGGACGGCAGCGGGTCGTTGTTCGAGTCCCAGCCTCCGGGCATGGTGCGGATCCGGATCACCTTCTCCGCCATCACGCCCCCCAGCCGAGCCGGTAGCGATTCAGGATCGCGAGCTGGTGCGGCTGCAGTTGCGCAACGGAGAACTCGAACGGGCCAACCTTCTCGGCTGACCCGGCCGCGCCATCGTCAATCTGTGCCGCGGCGCTCGCGAGGATGAGCCGCTTGATCTCGGCAGGCGCTGCGTCGTAGCCATGTGCGAGCGTGACCTCGACGCCGCGCCATCGGTCGGTCCAGCCGGACCGCTTGCGCAGCATGCCCTTCTCGGACCACTCGTACGCCGCGGCGTCGAGCGCGACACCGGACTCGGTGACGCCAGCGATACTGGCGACCTGCATCGTGGGCAACAGCAACACCGAGAGCCCTGATCCGTCGAGGGTCAGGGTCTCGGTGCGCTGTGGCGCGATGTGCCATCCGCAGTAGCCGCGGACCTCTGAGATTGCCGCCGCGAGGCTGAGCTCGTCGATTCCGTCCTCAGCCTGGAACGCGGCCAGCTCCTCGGGGGTGACGATCTCAGGCTCGGGCGGCGCGGTCACTTCGGCGCCGCCTTGTTCGCAGGCGTCTTCGCCTTGTTCGCGGCCGCGGCAGCCTTCTCGGCCTCAGCCTGGGCGGCAGCCTTCTCGGCCTCAGCCTGGGCGGCAGCCTTCTCGGCCTCAGCCTGGGCGGCAGCCTTCTCGGCCTCAGCCTGGGCGGCAGCCTTCTCGGCCTCAGCCTGGGCGGCAGCCTTCTCGGCCTCAGCCTGGGCGGCAGCCTTCTCGGCCTCAGCCTGGGCGGCAGCCTTCTCGGCCTCAGCCTGGGCGGCCGCCGCTCGCGCCGCTTCGGCCTGCTCGGCGGCCAGACGCTCGGCCTCGGCCTCGGCCGCCGCTCGCTCGCGAGCCTCGACCGTGTCCGCCGCAGTGAGGCCGCGTGCCTTCGCGTCCTCGGCGCTGAGCTGGATCGTGGCCGGCCAGCCATTGATCTCGGTTGCGTAGATCTTGAGTCCCACTGGTGATCTCCTCCGTGAACGACCGCGACCCGGTGCACCGCGCACCGGGTCGCGGTCAATCGGTCAGCTCAGGTCAGGCCGCGATGTCGACCTTGACAAAGGCGGTCGGGCGGGTGACGGCCATCGCGAGGCGCTCCTCGGCGAGGATCGCGACCATGTTCCGGATGAAGAAGTCCGCGTGCGAGTCGGTCACGGTGACCGTGGTCTGCTCGCGGTCCCAGATGACGGCCTTCGAGAAGTCCCCGAGCAGCGCCTCGCCTGCGGCCTGGTTCTCGGACTCGATGACCGGCAGGCTCCAGACGGTGCGCTGACCGAGGGTCTGCGGGCCGCCGTAGCGGTAGGCGCCGTTCAGATCCTTCGCGAGGTCGATCGCCTCGGCATCGGTCGGGTTGACCACGATCGCGGTCGGGTTCACCCGGCCGACGGTGCGCGCCTTGGTGATGCCCTTGCGCACCGACTCGAAGAGGTCGGTCGAGAACGCCTGCGTCTGCACGCCGGACCACTGGTTGATACCGGTGAAGTTCTCGCCGGTGCCGTTGCCGTTGAGGATCTGCGCCTCCTCGGCCTCGGCGATGTCGAGGCGGAGCTCGTCGTTGATCAGTCCCTCGAGCGCGGCGACGTCGGCCAGGGCCCGCTTGGTGGCTGGCACCCACTCGGCGATCGTCTTGACGTTGGCGACCTTGCGCTCGTACGCCCAGGCGCCCTCGGGCTTGTAGCCGCCGTTGGCGTTGAGCACGAGCGGGTTCGGCCCGGTCGCGGGAGCGGTCGGGGCGGCGGAGCTGGTCGCCTCGGCGACGACCGCAGCGGCATTGGTGTGCGAGGTCTGCGCCACGTACTCGACGGCATCGGAGCCGGTGCGCCGCACCGAGACGAGATCGCGGATCGTCAGCGCCTTGCGGCCGATCGATTCCACGATGCCGGACTGCTCGTTGACGACGAACGCACCGGCGCTGGTGTCGGTGCCGCCGACGAAAAGGCCCTTCACTGCGACCGGGTCGGTGTGGATGCGGGCGCCCTCGGAGACGCGGCCGCCCTTGAACGGCGCCATCGCGTCCTTGAACGCCTGCGAGTCGACGACCTGCAGGCCGAGGGACTTCACGCGCTCGCGGATCGGCTGGTTGCCCTGGGCATCGAGGTCATCGACGGCGGGGGTGCCGATCTCCGCGGCGAGGCTCTTCGCCTCGTCGAGGATCTCGAGGTCCCGCTTGCCGACCTTGATCTGTTCGAGCAGATCGCGGGCCTTCTGCATCTCGGCGTTGTAGTCGGCGAGCACCTGCTCGGCCCATTCGCTCGGGCTGCCGTCCTGCTTCTCGGCGATCGCGCGGGCGTCGGTGGTGGCCTTCAGTGCAGCGGTCTGCAGGTCGGCCAGCTTCGTCTTGGTCATCATGATGATGAGTTCCTTTCTCGGAGGGGTGGTTTACGCGCTCAGCTCGATTTCCAGGGCGAGCGCATCCAGCACTGCCGAGGGATCGACGGACGGGATGGGGCTGGCCTCGTCGACGGCGGGATCAGCGCCGTCCTTCCGAGACGGACCCGTACCGCTGGCCTTCTCCTCGTCGCTGTCGAGGACGGATAGCACGCGACCGAGCGCTTCGTGCGCGGTGCGGAGCTCGCCCTCGTTCTTGGCCGAGATCACTCGGCCGGCCTTGAGGTCCGTGGCGACTCGTTCCGCCACGGTGGGAATCGACTTCACGTCGAGGATCGAGGTCTCCTGGTTGGCACCGATCGGCACCACGGACACCTCGTACAGCTTGAGTTCGCGGAGTGCGTAGAACTCCTCGGACTCGTCGCTGCCGTCCTTCTTGCGCTTCTCGTACCCGCCTTCGAGGACGTCGTACGCGAAGGACATCTGATTGACCCGGCGGCCCTTGAGCAGTCGGTAGACCTGGGCGGCCTTCGGTGATTCGAGGTCGAGTCGGACGTGGACCTTGAGTCCGGTCTCGTCCTCCTCGGCCGCGAGCACTTCGCCGATGTTGTAGTCGGGGTCAGTCATGTTGTGCCCGAACAGGGCGGGGATCGGGTCACCCTTGGCTGCCCAGCGCTCGAGGTCGGCGGCGAAGGCGCCCGGCATGACCACGTCGCCGTAGCTGTCGACGTTGCCGAACACGCTGGCGTAGCCGATGAATTCGCCCTCAGCGAGGCCGTCGTCAGGCCCGGCCTTGATCTTGGCGAATGCGTTCTTGGTGAGCATCAGCCCTCCTCGGAAGCGGGGTCGTCTCCCGGTGCCGCCGGGATCGGTTTGTCGTCACCGTTTTGGGTGACGTTCAGCGGGCGAATCAGGACGTCGCCGCGCTCGATCGGCGGGCGGTTGTCCATCGCACGGGCCTCGTTGACAGTCAGGAACGGGCCGCCGACGGCGCGCTGCATCGAGTCGGACCGGGTCTCGAACGAGCCGGTGAGCTTCTCGGCGAGGTTGAACTCGACGTATACGCGGTCGCTGTCCGGCAGGTCTGGGATCAGCTGCAGCGCGAGCTCGTCGGCGATCATCGTCAGCCAGGGCCCGAGCGTGTCCTGGTACAGCATCTTGTGCTGTTCGGTGATGTTCGAGAACGTCGCGTTGTCGAGCAGGCCGACCATCGGCGGCGGGATGAAGTACGCCGCCGCGACCTCTTCGCGGGTGAGCTTGCGGGCCTCGATGTACTGCAGCTGCTCCGAGGTCTGCGAGACACCGGTGAACGTCATTCCATCCTCGAGGATCGGCGTGCCGCCGGTCGCCGGACCGTCGCCGGTGTACTGCGCCCGCCAGTGCTCGCGGAACCGATCACGCGCCTCGGGCTCCCACTTGCCCGCTTCCTTCGGTCGCTGCAGGTAGCCGGACATCCGGGCGCCGTTGCGCAGCGTCTGCTCGCGCGAGCGGCTCGAATGCCACTCCTCGGCGAGGATCTGGCGCAGCGACTCGATCGGCGAGGTGCCGAAATCGTTGGCCGGCGCGTAGCCGCGGAAGTACACCATGCTCTCCGCGAGCACCTCGCGGGTTCCCTTACTGCCCTTGACCTCGAACACCGACGGAGTCAGCCAGTCATCGCCCTTCGGCGTGACCATCGACGGCGGCAGCCGGACGAGTCCGAGGCCACTGGACGTCTTGACCTTCTGCCAGTGGGCGCGGTCGTAGATCCCGAGATCATGCACGAGGCTGTCCATCAGCCTGTACCGCGTCGTCCACGGGTTCGGCTTGCCGATGAGCAACGGCAGCGCGTGGTCGATCAGCCGCTGCCGGTCGGTGTCGCCGACGCGCCGGAACGCGTGCAGGCCGAGCTGCGCGATGTTCCGAGCGAGGAAGGTGACCGAGGTGCGCACCGCGGGCTGCTTGCGCCAGATCTCCTCGTGCGCCATCGACAGTGAGTCGCTGATCTGCAGGCGCGGCATTCCGGGGAGGTCGGGCCGAGACAGTCCGCGGACCGCGCCGTCGGAGATGACGAAGCTCATCGCTCACCCCCAGCGGCCTGGACATAGTCGACATTCACGCGCTCGATCCAGATCTCGCCGTCGGCGGGCGTCGGGCGCGAAGCGTCGCGGTCGTGCACCGCTGCGTCGGCGACCACAATCCACGCACCGGCAGACCGGATGATCACGCCCGACACCGCGTTGCCCGTCTTTAGCGAGACGAGTACGCGGGATCGGACCCGGAGGCGGCGCGAGTGTATGCACACCCCCGCCGCAGCGGCCGCGACGAGCAGCACGACGACAGCAATCGCGACAGCGATCATGGGAACCCTCCGTCAGACGACCATCAGGTCGTGGTCGTTGTAGGCGCTCTCGGTCTGACCTTCGCCGCCAGTGGCTCGGCCGAGCGCGTTGATCAGCGCAGCGACGCCGTCGATCTTGTCGGCGGCGTTCGCCTTGTCTGGCTTGACGTTCTCGGCCGCGTCCATCGCGATCGCGAGGTTGTCGACCATCCAGCGCAGCACCGGGTGCCCGCCGTGCCGCATCATCGGCGCTTCCTCGGTGCCGAGCAGCACGAGCCGCTGCAGCTCCTTGGTCGGCGCCGACAGCGACGCGAAGCCCTGGCCCATCTGAACCATCGGGACCTCTTCGGCGACGAGGTTGTTCACGAGCTGCGACGCATTCCAGCGGTCGTATGCCACTTCCTGGACGGCGAACTTCTTCTTGTCGGCCAGCACCACGGACTCGATGTAGTCGTAGTCCATGACGTTGCCGGGGGTCGCGGTCAGGAATCCCTTCCGCACCCAGACGCTCGCCTCGCCCGCGGTCCGCTTGTCCAGTGCCTCGACGTTCTCCTCCGGCGTCCACAGCCGCCACAGCGCGTCATACCCGCCGCGCTCGGTGTCCGGGAACAGCCAGCACAACGCCGTGATGTCCGAGACCGACGCGAGGTCGAGGCCGCCGAAGCATGCCCGGCCCGCGAGCCGCGCCTCGTCGATGATCGACGCATTGCGATCCCATGCCACAAGGTCGATGTACTTCTCGGACTGCTTCGTTCGCTGGCCCAGGTGCAGGCGCAGGTACGAGGCGAGATCTGCGGGCGAGTTCCGCGCCTTCGTCGCCGCGTCGCGTAGGTACGAGCGCGTCGGCGAGACGCCGTATCCCGGGTTCGCTGCGCGCTGCGCCTCCTCGCTGAACGGGTCCACGTCGGCCGGAGCCGCGAACACGACGCCGTAGGTCGAAGGGTCGGCCAGCGCGCCGCGTGCCAGCTGCTCGACCATCGTGCGTTTGCGGTCGTACGGCGTGTGCCGCTTGCCGGCGTCGGCAGTGGTGATGAACACGAGCAGCGGCTGAGACCGCGAGCCGGTGCCGGTCTCGATCGCCTCGACGAGGTCGTAGGTCTTGTGCAGGTGCAGCTCGTCGACGATCCCGCCGTGCAGGTCGGCGCCGTGCTGCGCATCGCCCGCGGAGGCGACGGCCTGGAAGTAGCTGCCCGACTTCGGGTGCACGATCTTCGACGCGAGCGTCTTGACGTACGGCCGCAGCGCGGGCGACTTCTCGCAGATGAGCTTGATCGGGTCGAAGACGAACCCGGCCTGTTCCTTCCGCGTCGCCGCGGCGATCACCTGCGCGCCGGCCTCTCCGTCGGCGCAGGTGAGGTACACGCCGATGCCACCGGCGAGCGTGCTCTTGCCGTTCTTGCGCGGCAGGTCAACGTACGCGGTGCGGATGATCCGCACGTACGCCTGCACGTCCTCGTCGAACCGGACCCACCCGAACACCGGCGCGAGGATGTACGCGATCTGCCACGGATCCGGATTCAGCGGCTTGCCCGCGAGGCGGCCCTTCGTGTGCCGCAGCAGCTTGAACACCTTCAGCACCGCGTCGACCCGGCTCGGATCGAACCGGGCGCCGGGCTCCTCGCGTGGCTCGGGCGTCTTGATCAGCGGCGGGCAGTCCGGCAGCGGAATGCCGCGCGTCGCGAGGTAGTACCCAACCTCGGGCGAGATCTTCAGCCGATCGAGCTCGGCCGCGTCGTACAGCTCGAGCTCAGGCGAACGGGTTGCCTTCGTCATCGGGTGTCCCCTCGACGGCGCCGAACGCCGCCGAGAGCTTGCCCTCGGAGGACGGCGTCAGGCCGAACTCGGCGGCCCACGCGCGGAGCTGCTGGGATGCGCGCTCGGCGACCGCCATGGCGGGATTCTTTGTCTTCCATATCGACTCGGTCCCGTCCTTCCGAATCGAACGGTTCTCGACGACGATCCCGTCGCGCCGAACCTGGCGGATCGCGTCGACGTAGGTCGCCCAGGTCTCGCAGTACGCGGACAGTGACGCGCGGTCCTCTTCCTTCGTCAGGTCCAGCCGGGACAGGCCCGGGACGACGCGCTTCCACTCGGCCTTCGCTTCACGGCAGAGCCAGGTCGGCGGCTTCGGAGGGATGCGGCGGAAGTCCGGCGGCGGGGTGACCTTCCGGCCTCCTGAGTCGCGGCCCTCACTGCGACCGCCGAGCAGCTTGAGCGCGGGCGGAGCGGCTGCGGGACCGGGCATGATGCCCCCCTTCGTGGGGATACCCCCCATGAGCGCGAACCTGAGCGCGAAAAAGTCGAGTTACCGCGCCGGTGTCCCGGCCTGGGGCGCCAGCGATTTCGACCCCCCTACCCCGGGGATGGACTAGAACGGGCAGTCGTCGGCGGAATCTGGCCCACCGCGCGCCTCGGCCTGCGTCTTGCCCTCGTGGTGCGGCCTGCACAGGCTCTGCAGGTTGGTCGGGTCGTACCTCTCGCCGCCGTCCGCCAGGTTCACGACGTGGTCGACCTCGACGGCCGCGCGTCGGCACCCGGGCCACTGGCAGAACGGATGGGCCGCGAGCTGGTCCCCTCGCAGCGTCCGCCATCGCCGCGTGCTGCCACCGGTCCAGCTCGATCCCTGCCAGGCCGGGCGGCACTGCGGGCACCCTCGGGGGTTGCTGTGCGCCCGGCGACACTTCGGACATGCCCGAGGCGGGGCGCTGGGCATCAGTGTGACCGGCCGATGAACATGCGGGCGATAGCGACGAACAGCCAGATCACTTCGAGCATGACCAGGCCATCCGTAGCTCGATGCCGTCCTGCATCGCCTGCAGCTCGCGCACCTTGCGGTCATCGCCTGCCGCCCGGGCTCGACCGATCTGCACGCGCAGGTCGTACAGCTGGTCCTCGTGGCTCATCACGGCGGCCTCCCAACACTCGGTGCGTGAAGCCCGGACGCGCCCGGCGCACAGCGTCAGCCCGTGATGGCGGCGTGCAGCGACGAGGGATCCGGGGCGCGTCCGGACATCTGGGTGGGTCGACTCGCTCGCGCAGCGCGCCGCCTGCCGCGTCACGGTCAGACGATGGTGGGTGCTTCGCTCCCCTGCTCGGCCCAACGGTCAGGGCACAGAGGGGTGACGTTCACGCGAACGAGGATTGTGGGCGGGAAACCGTGGAGCAGACACACTGGCTCCCACTGCATGAGAGTGTTGCATCCAGGTCAGAGCGTTTCAAGTCGACGCGGCCAACTCGCGTGTCGGGCATAATGTCGCAGTGATTCTCGCCCAAGCAGCCGCCGCGCCCAGTCAGCCCAATTGGACGGCCATCGCGGGCCCGATAGCCATCATCTTCGCGGCAGCCATTGCCGGTTGGGTTGCGACCCGGAACAGCCGCAAGTCACCGCACGAGAACCTCAAGATGCTGGTCGAAATCCGCGCCGAACTCGTTGCGATTGAGGGTGACGGCGCACCACTTGACGCTGGGCAGGTGGTCGATCGCTCGATCCAGGCCGAGCTCAACAAGCTGCATAAGCTCAACTCCGCCCATGACCGAGGGCGGTTTGCGTACTTGCAAGAGAAGGCATCGCAGGCCGACTTCGACGACATCCTGAGGGTGATCGTGCAGGGCCTATCCATCCTGCTGTTCGTGGCGGGCGTCTTGAACCTGATCAGAACGTTCTGACTTCACTCCGCGCGGAGCCCACGCACGTCGCCCACCCGAAACAGAGGAGGGTCGCTGCGCCTCACCCAGTACCCCGACTCGGTGCCGTCGGCCTGGCGCCACGCCCGAGGACGTAGCTGTCCGCGACTGAGCCATGAGCGCATCGTCCCGGCCGGCACCGGCTCGCCGAGCTCGCGCAGCACGCGCTCGAGCTCGGCGATGGTGAAGAGCCGGTTCTCGATGGCGCCGAGCGCATCTCGCGTCAGCGTCCGCACGTCGTGGCTCGTGCCGCATGAGTGGCACGTGAGGTACCCGTCGCCACCCTCGACGTAGAGGTCGGCGCCACACAGGCCGCTCGTGCTGTCGGGCTGGGCGACGATCGCGCTGCACTGCCCTCGGTAGGCAAGCTCAGGCCGTCGGTCGACAACGCGGCGCGCGGAGGCGAGCGCGTCGGTGATCTCGTCGTGCATGGCGCCAGCGTCCGGGACGGCACGCAAATCGCCGCCGCAGTACGCGAGCCAGAGGGCCGCCAACTCGACGTCGTACGCGCCCTCGGTCGCCAGGGCGGCGCGGTCGAACCTACCGTCACGGCGGTTGTGCACGAGCTGCCGCAGGCCGCGGCTGTCGAGCGCGGCGTCGAGGTCATCGGCCTGGCCGGTGTGGTCGGCGGCGAGTCGGGCCCAGGTGCCGACGATGAGCGTCAGGTGGTTGAGGGATCGCTGCGTCGGGCGCTCGTCGAACCGGTCGAGGCGCACGGGCAACGCAGCCTCGGAGCTCTTGCCGCCCACCCGGCCCCGGCTCATGCGGTCGAGCCGAGCCCGGGTGATGGTCATGTCGGAGACGAGGCCCGGCACGGTGAGCAGCTCACGATGAAGCGCGTCGGCGCACAGCGTGCACAGCTCGTACCCGTCGGCGACGACGCGGCCGCAGTTCGTGCAGTCGATGGCGGTCATCGGCGCACCCCCGCCGGCCAGTTCACGCGCGGCTCGAGATGGTGCGGCAGCTCCGGCTCGTACCACCCGAGCCGCTGCGCGCCGATCGTCGCGAGCGCCAGCGCATCCGACTTGTTGTCGTTGTCGCCGATCTCCGCATGCGGCCAGAGCGTCTGCATCGCCTCGAGCACCGCGGTCTTCTCAGCCCGCCCGTTGCCGGTGGCCCAGAGCTTGAGCGTGGCCACGTTGACGTCCACGACCGGGATGCGGCGTTTCGTCAGGTACTCGACGACTCGCAGCACCAGCGCGGCGCGCTCCTGGAACAGGCTCGCGGCGTTCGGGTTCGGCGGTACGAGCGGCAGTGCCTCGATCATCACGAGGCAGACCGTCGCGGGCATCGCTCGCAGGATCCGCTCGGCCTGCTCGCCGACTCGGATGCTGCGCTCGGGCAGGGTGGCCCCGCGGTGGCCCTGTGCGCCCACTGCAGCGAGCCGGGGACGGTTCGGGGTGTCAGCGTGCCGCGGGTGCTTGACGACGGCGATTCCGGCGGCTGTGAGGCTCGGGTCCAGCCCGACGATGGTGCTCACTGCTCGGCCTCGGTGGCTGCGTCGGTGCCTGTACCGGCCTTGGCCAGTGCATCCCGGACGAGCTTGCTGCCTCGGCGGTTACGCTCCGGGGTCTCCGGGTCGTGGTCGCAGACAACGGTTCCCACATACCCGTCGTCGTCGCAGAGGTTGCATGCGGCGACCGTAGCAGCGATTGCCTCGGCACGTCTACGCGCCTCGACCCGACGCTCGGCGACCTCGGCCACCAGGCGCCGCCGGTCCCACGCCTCCCGAGCCTGCCGGGCGTCGCCGCAGGCGCGGCACGGGGCGGTCGTGCCATCCGGATGCTGAAGGCAGTTGGGGGCGGGTTCGGCCTCGTCGCCCTGGTGACCTTCCGGACTTACGTAACCACTCATGGTGGCTGGTGAATGGTGCATGGTGCTGTTGCTGGGAATCCGGACCGAATCCGATTGGTGTTCCGATTGGTGATCGGCACCCGGGTCCACATCACCAATCCGATTGGTAATCCGATTGGTAATCGAGATCGGATCGCTATCACCAATCCCGTTGGTAATCCGGACCGAATCAGGATTGGTGATCTGGTTGGTGTAACCGACCGAATCGAGACCGGGACGGGATACCAATCGGGACAGGTCTTCTCGGGTGTCCTTGTGGCCCCAGGATGAGTACTCGGGGTGCTCCTGCTGCTCCCGTGAGACCTCTGTCACTACCGCAGCGCGCAGGGTGCGGGAAGCGATGGAGCGGCACGCCTTGATCACGCTGGCGGCCATCTTCGGGTTCCGCAGCAGCTCGTCGCTGCGGATGTAGCTGCGCACCAGCACCTCCTCGGTTTCGAGGTCGAACAGGAGATAGTTGCGCTGTTCGAGCTCGGCAGCGGCGGCCAGGAGTCGACCGATCGTCATGTCCTGCGCCTTGCGGATGAGCCGGTTCGGCCGCCAGTCGGCCACGCCTGCGTAGTTCAGCGTCGGCTCCGGGATCAGCACCCGGAAGTACAGCCATTGAGCGTCAGCGCTCAGGCTCTCTATGTCCTCGTCGTCCGCGATGCTGATCCGCGTCCGGGCGTACTCACGCGCCATGGTGGGGCTCCTCTCGTTGTTCGCTGTCCGCAGCGCGGTTGAATGCCGCCCATCCGGCACACACGAGCGCTGGCCGGCCGTCGGCTCGCCAGGTGCGGCCGTTGTGAGTGATGGGCTGGTAGTCGCCGTCGCGGCCCGGGATGGTCTGGTCCGTCTCGGGGTGGGTGTAGTGGTCCGCATGCGGGAATCCGGTGTGGCAGTAGAACGGGTGATCGGGTCGGTACGGCATCGGGTCGCCGCCCATCTCCTCGCGCTCGGGTGATCCGGCCCGGAACGCGCAGTCGTGGCAGCACTTCGCGTTCGCCTCGTTCGGACCTTCCTCGACCGCGGTGCTCGGCTCGATGTCGAGCACCGCGGTCCAGCAGGTGCAGCGGTCGCCGTACACCGCGGCGCCGTAGCAGCACAGCGAGTCGGGATCGGGCGGCAGGAACGCGCCGGACGCGCAGCTGGTCGCGCTCACGGCAAGGCCTCCCCAGCGTCGGCGCACCCAGCGTGGTGCAGGGCGAGCCCGTTGGGCTGCCCCCAGTAGTCGCCGATGATGCGATCGCCCGCGACGACCGGCTCGTCGCAGCCGAGGCACGACGGCTCGTCGTTGTACATCGGCGCGCCGTCGAGGCCGTAGCCGACGAGAACGTGGACGTCCTCGACTTTCGCGATCCGGGCCCGCCTCGCGGGGTAGGTGCGCGCCATCAGCGATCACCCCCGGTCGCGAGCTCAACCACCACTCCCCCGTGGCAGTCGCACCACGTGTCGCCACAGAACTCGCACTCGCCCGGGGTGGGCCAGGTGCTCAGCACGAGGCCGGACAGGCTCACCTCGGCGCACTCGTCGCCACCGTGCCCCCGCGCGAGGTTGCACGTCGGGTTGGCCAGTCCGTAGCTGCGCTGGCACTGGTCATCGGATCGCACTGGTACGTCTACGGTCTCGAAGAGCTCTGGCACGGCCGGCCTCCTTTCCGCGCATCAGGCAGTCGGCACACACACGTCCGTGCGCGTTGATCGGGCGCCCGCAGCGGACGCAGGTGGGTATCGGCATCACCAGTCACCGCCCAAGTAGGTCCTCACTGGACGGCCTCCCATTCGTCAATCCGGCACCGTTCAAGGCGGACTTCGCAGCCCCACTCTCGGAGTCCCGCAACGACGCCGCGAGCAGTGGAGGCTGACAACCAGTGGCGACGCCGGCAGACGGGAATCTTGAGTAGCGGCGCGTCACCGCCGAAGATGGTCCGGCCGATCTTCTCGGGCTCGCCGGGCCACTCGTCGGCGTAGAGCCATTCGCCGAAGCTGTTAGGCAGCCACTCGGCGAATCCGCCAGCCTCAGGGTTGGAATGTGCGTACACCTGGTCTTCCCAGAATCCGTCGTCGAGGTCGGTGAATGGCTGCCCGCCTGGGGTGGGGTACCTGTCGACGGTGATGCGGTAGACGTAGCGGCTCATCGCTCACCCGCCTCGGCGGCGGCCTCGCGGAGGATGCCGCATTCGTCGCACCACTCTTCGCCGGTGGCGTAGCCAGACCACGACATGTGCGGGCACCACGCCTGCACCTTCTCGTTCAGTCGCTCCACCTGAGGCTCCAGCGCTTTCGCCTTCAAGGCCCACGCGTCGTTGCTCTCGCGCCAGCGCGTCGCCTCCGCCTCCGCACTTTCGGCCCGCGCGCGGAGCTCGGCAACCTCGTCGGCCTTGCGCCCGAGCCCGGCCCGGAGGCGCTGCTGGTCAGCTCGCAGTCGGTCGATCTCGTCGCACAGGGCGTGGACGGTGCGAGATCGCATCTCAGTCCACTCGGGGCCACCATGCGCGACGCGCAGCGCGGCGGTGTCGATCTCGCTCATCGCACGCTCCTCATGATGTTGTAGGCGAGCTGGTCGAGGTAGGTCAGGTGCGACCCGGGCGCGCGCCGGACGCCGTAGCCGGTGTGGTCGCCTCGACGGAGGTACCCGTCGACGTCATGGAGCGCCTGGCGATAGATCGCCTTGACCTGCTCGCGGTTGCCCCAGTCGATGGCGACCTGCTGCCACTGCTGGAACTCCAGGCGCCAGCGGAGGTTCGCGGCCCACGCGACGAGGTTGGAAAGGCTCGCGGCCGACGTCTGGTCGGCCAAGGTCCGCACGGGCGACCCTGCCGGGCAGCAGCAGATGACATCCGCCGGATCGGAGACCCACCAGACCGGGAACCGTGAGGGGATGGAGCGCGGCCCGGCGATCCCCCATCGTCCGGGCGCCGGAGAGGCGTGGCCCGGCGTGAACGGGTCGGACACGAGTCCGGCGCCGACGACCTCGAGGCCCGGGTGCCAGCCCTTCGCGATCTCCGCGGCGACGTGGCCGGCCAGCGCCGCGCCGCCCGAGTACCCGAGCAGCAGCACCGGATTCGGGTCCTCGGCGATCAGCCGCAGCAGCAGCGCCCGGCCGTCGGCGAGCGACTGGTCGAAGGCGGGTCCGAGCGGCAGCGGGACCGGGCCGTACGAGGCGGCCCACGGCACCTCGACGACCTGGAACCGAGTCGGGTCGAGGCGGCGCGTAACCCCGGCGAGCATGTTGTCGCGCAGCGGCTCGCCGATGCCGCGGCAGCACAGGACGGTGATCACAGCGGCACGCCGAGCCGGGCGAACGGACCACGGAAGTGGAAAAGGCCCAAAGCTCCGACGCAGCAGACGGACAGATCCTTGCGGCGCAAGTGGGTGACCTGGATGCCGTCCCGCTGGTACAGGTGGCCGCTCCTGGCTGCCACGATCACGCCGTCCGGCACCTTGTCGAAGGTGGGCCACGGCCCGGCATCAGTCGGCGCGGGCGCCTCCGCGGGCACCTCGGTCAGCGGGCCATAGCGGTCGAGGATCCACGCCCACGACATGCGGCTACGGTCTTGGCCGGACTCTTGGGTCCACTGGTCGCCGACACGGATCCACACGACGCCGTGGAGGGTGCGAACCTTCTCGACGCCGGGAGGGCTGGTCAGTGGCGCCCACGTACGCGGGCCGGGCTGCGTTGCGGTGGTGCTGTTCTCGCTCATGGCTTCCTCTTTCCGAGGTAGTGCTCGATGGTCTCGACGACCCAGGACGTGAAGATGAAGTTCGCGAACGCCACCCCCGCGCTGGCCGTAGCCAGCGCGAGGGCGAGCGTTGCGATTGCCGAGCGACTCACTCGTCGCCAGCGGAGAAGGTCGGACCCTGGAATGCCTCGGCCCCGCCGAGGATGGAGCCGATCGACTCGGGCTCGGCGTCGACTGAGCTGGTGTCGTCCGAGTCGAACAGGCTTGGCTCGGGCTCCGGCTCGTCGTCGATCTCATTGGCGACGCCCGAGAGGACGCGGGTCACCTTCATGTTCACCGACTTCCGAGTGCCCTCGTTGGCCATCTCGCGTTCGGTGTGCGACTGGCAGCGGGCCCGGATGGTGTAGACCCGCTCTTCGCCGATCTCCGGGACGTCTTCGAAGTCCTCGGCGGACAGGCCAGAGAACTGCAGTCGGGCCGAATCGATAAGGGGCTGTGACACGGTGGATCTCCTTCTGTTGGTGGGGGTTACCGGTTGTCGGAGGGCGCCGAGACGGGGTCGCCCTCGAATGCGTGCCAGACGAGGCCTGACGGCGTCACGACCGTGCCGATGAATCGGCCAGGCGGCCTGGGGTGGCCGGTCCCGGCGATGTAGATCCAGCGCTGGTCCCCGCGGTCCTCGGATGGGTAGGTGGTGAACCACAGGTCGATGTGGGCACTGCGCCCGTCGCGCGTCGGCGCGACGGACAGGACTTGCCCGCCCGCATGGATCGCGATGAGCTGCTCGTCCTCGACCGGGATCGTGACGCGGTGGATCACCGGCACGACGTCGGCGCCCCTCACTGCTCGGCCGCCTGCGCCTCGGCCGGCCCCTCGTTCGACTCGACGGCCGGCTCCTCCTCGGCCGCGGCAGCCTTCTCGGCGTCGGCGGCCTGCTCCTGCTCGAGCCAGCCGATGAACTGATCGGCGACCTCGGCATCGAGCTGGCGCTCGTCGGTGATCTGGTCACCGAACTGCGACTGCAGGTACTCCAGGCGCGCGGCGGGGGTCGTGTACTTCCACGCGGCGAGCAGGGTGCGCAGCTTCTTGAGCTGTGCCGGGCTCACCTTCGGCGCATCGGGCTCTGCCTCGGCGTCCGACTCGCTGACCTGCGCCATGTCCTGTTCTTCGACCGGATTTGAGGCCTCTCCGGCGATCTCGGCCGCGGTGACCCGGCTCGGATCGGGGTCGACCTCGCCGTCGATCCAGTCCGGCTTGACGTCGTCGAGTTGCACGCCGACGTCCGTGCGCACCGTGCCGTCGCGCTGGACCGCATTGGCGAACTCGCTCGACAGCGGCAGCCACTTCGCGAGGCGCTTGAGCACGGTCTTTCGGGCCATCTCGTTCCAGTCGGTGACCCACGGCCCGCTGCCGCTCGCCTTCGACCGCTTCCGGATCGCCTCGATGTCCTCGATCGACATGATCTCGAACGCGTTGCCGCCGTGCTTGAACGTCGCGACCGCGTAAGCCGCCACGACCTTGCCGCGGTTCGTCAGCGCAGGCTTGTGCGTCAGTGAGGGGTCCAGGCCGTACGAGTAGTCGAACGCGTCGCCCTCGTAGACCACGTGCGCCGCAATCGAGTTGAGCTGGCCCGACTGCCACGCGAGCTTCACGAGGCCGCGGTAGCCCGGGACGAACGTCACCTCGCGGCCGTACGGCACGAGGTAGGCCTCGCCGAGCGGGCCCGGCTCGAGGCCGACCTGCGCGCAGGTCATCAGCGCGCCGAGGAAGCTCTCCGGCTTGCACTCGCCGAGCTTCGGCGTCTGGCGCAGCGTCGTGAGCGCGATCCGCGCCATTCGGTCGGGGTCCATGTGCTTCGGGAGTGCGCGCTGCATCTCCGGTCGCATCTTCTGGATCATCGCGGCGAGCGACGGCTTCCCCTCGCGCTGCGCTACCTGACGGTTGCCGGTCGCGACGGGCTGAAACTTGCTGTTCGACATAGGGTTTCCTCTCGGTCAGTCGTTGAATGCCCAGGCGGGCAGGGTGATCTGGTGGACCTCGTGGCCGATGCCGGGCCAGTGGTCGTCCGCGACGCACTTCGCGTAGAGGTCGATCGCCTCACGGTTGCGGCGCCGGCCGAGCTCGACCGCGTCCTCGTCGAGCTGGCAGACCGACACGAGGTAGGGCGCGTCCTTCTCTTGGACGATGAACAGGAACGCCGGGTCGTCGTCGACGCCGAGCTCCGTGATGCCGTCGACGTACCACGCGTGCTGCTGGTGGTAGCCAAATTTCAGGGCGGATTTCGTGAACCCCTCCGGGGAGGCGCTGGTCGCGGTGGTCTTGTAGTCGGCCACGATCAACCGGCCGGGCCGCGTCGGCAGCCAGTCGGGGCGCGACCGCAGCCACACCCCGGTCGCCGGGTCGCGCCAGTACATCGACCGCTCGGGCTCGCCCTCGCCGAACAACGTCCCGGCGAGCTGGTGCTCGCGCAGCGCCTCGGCCATTGCGTGCACGCGCTTGACGTCGGCCGTGAGGAGCGGCGTCTTGCCATCCGCTCGCGCTTCGTCGCGCGCCTGCTGCGCCGCCTTCGTGCGCCAGCTGTCCGCTTCGATCTCGGCGATCTCCGCGCCATATCCGAGGACCAGCGTGTGCGCGGCGTGGCCAAGGTCGAAGTAGTCCGTGGACTCGCGGGGGTTGTCCTGGTCGTGGCGGAAGTGCGCCGGGGTCTTGTTCAGCAGGGTCCGCGCGCCCGACGAGGACAGCGAGGCCTTGTCTGAGTGGTAGACGTGGTCCGGGATGTCGGCGTAGACGCCCTCGGTGTCGACGACGTTGCTCAATTCGATGCTCCGATCAGGTCGAGGTTTGCGGGGTGGGTGGGGTGGATCGCTCCGGCGCCGTAGTCGACGAGGACCAGGCCGCGCTCGGCGGGGCCGACGATGACGCCACGCTCGGCGGCCATGCCGGTGACGACGCTGCGGTAGACGACGGCGCGGCCGGGACGGGCCTGCGCGAGGGTGATTGCCATCAGGCCACCGCCAGGGACTCGGCGACCGCGGCCACGAGGTCGCGGGCGTTGGGCGGGCAGACCGCGTTTCCGGCCTGCCGGACCTGCTCGCGCTTGTTGCCGAGGATCGTGTAACCCGGGGTGAACGCCATGCCTGCGGCGATCTCGTGGGGCTCGAGCATGCGGAACATGCAGTCGTCGACCTTCGGCTGTTCCCAGGTGGTGAGGGACTGGCCGCTGGTCGTGGTGAGGGTGCGCAGCTCCTCGCCGATCGGTGTCGACATTTCGGCGCCGTCGCCGCGGCTGCCGTTGTGGCGCGTGACCATCGCGTGGTGCAGCCCGGCGGCCGCGAAGGTGTCGAACGGGTCCGTGACCGCCTTCGGGGTGTTGTTCGCGCGCAGCGGCACCACGAACGCGGTCTCGTTCCGGGTGGTCATGGTGCGCAGCGGCTCGCCCGCGGCGCGGGCCTCCTTGCCGTCGCGCCCCTCGACCGGGACCAGCAGTCCGTGATGCCCACCGCCCGCCGACACGGTCGTGAGCGGATCCGCGGCGCGGTGGCACTTCGACTGGCCGCGCATCGTCGCGATGAACGGATCGGGCCCCGCGAACTTCGCGAGCCCCGCCTCGATCCGCGCGATGGTCTTCGGCGCGAGGGGCTTCGATCGGTCGCCGATCCGCTCGCCGCGCAGAGACCAGTCGATCGCGGCGGCCGCGGGCAGCCAGCCAGGCTCGACGATCCCGTTGCGGCACGCCACCTTCGGGCACCGCCACACGTACTGCGCGCGGTACCGGCCCCACGGGGTGGACTTCTTCCAGCCCTGCAGCGCGGTCACGACCTCGTCGCACGACGGGCAGTAGGCGCGCGGGCGGGTCCAGCGCTCGAGGTCCGGGCGCCGGTTGCCCTTGCGCCAGAACACCACGTACATGCGGTCGCGGGACTGCGGCGCCGGGTCACCGCCAGCCTGGGCGTGCATCGAGTTCATGTAGACGATGTGGTGCTCGTAGCCGAGCAGCTCCATCGCCTGCAGCCACGCCGGGAACATGACCCACTTCGCGGCGTCGACGACGTTCTCGGTGATGACCGCCTGGTACCGGTGGTGCTCGGCGAACCGCGGGATGTCCCACATCGTCGCCCGGGAGCGCTCGGCCGCTGCGTCGGGCAGCGCCTCGTCGAACAGGTCCGGCGTGCTGTCGATGTTCCGCTTCCGGCCCTTGGCCTGGCTGTGGTTGGTGCACTCCGGTGAGCCCCACAGGATGTCGGTGCGCGGGAACAGGCGCGGGTCGACCTGCGATATGTCGGCGCACGAGTGGTCGGTGTCCGGGTGGTTGGTGTTGTGGGTCTCGATCGCGAGGTCCCAGTGATTCGCGGCCATGCGCACTGCGACGCCGGGCACCTGCGTTGCGCCGGTGCTGGATCCGCCGGCGCCACAGAACAGATCGGTCATGGTCAGCATGTGTCTTCCCTTCTGGTCTCGTAGGTCGAGCGCACCGCGGCGTCGCGCTCTTCGATCTGTTCGTCGGTCAGTGGCTCGCCGCCGGGGCGCAGGTACTTGCCGAACGCGGTCTTGCACTGGCCGCACGGCTCGGTCGCCCGGGATACGGGGTTGCTGCATCCGGGGATGACGCAGCTCGGGAACAAGGTGTCGCGCATCAGGCCACACCCGTCAGCACGCCGTCGCGCGGCACCCGGGCCGTGAGGCGCCGGGCCCGCAGCTCCGAGAGCACGACCACCCGGGTCTGCGCGTCGCTCTCGATCACCCGCACCGCCAGGCCGCGGGCGAAGGTGCCCCACTGCGTCGGCACGTCGGCCGTCAGCAGGCCCCACATCAGAGCGCCCCCAGTTCGTCGGCCACCGCGGCGTCGTGCGCTCGGTCGGCAGCGGTGCCGTCGTCGAACCTGGGCGGCTCGACGGGGAGTCGGCTGGCGTAGAGGTAGACCTGCCCTGTCTCGCCGGTGACGTTGTCTACGACCTCGATGTAGACGCTGGCCCGGCCCAGTGCCTCGGCCTTGGAGTGCCGCTCAGCACTGCATGGCCGCCAACCCTCGTGCCCGTCGAGCTGGTCGAGGTTCTCGGCCGCGGTGAGCGCGATCTCGTTGGCATCCATCACGCGACCGCCTGCCTGCGCCGGGATGCGTTGTAGCAACGCATGCACAGGCCCTTGCCCATGTACCGGGCGTGCCCCTCGGGGATCTCTTTCGTCCCGGTCGGCACCAGAGTCAGTTCGCACGTCGTGCAGCACTCCGGCATCCGGCTTCGGTGCGTGCTGACAACCTCAGGCCTCAGGCCGAGCCGGGCTCGGAGCGACTTCCGCGCGTGGTCGGTGTTGTTATGGCCGTCCGGGAAGGCGACGGCAGCCGCGACCATCCCGTTGAAACCATCCATGTCCAGGACGTGGAGGGCGCAGTCGCGCCAGACCGGGCAGCCATCACACCGCTCGATCGCGGCGTGGGCCCGGGCCCGGCCGGCGGGCAGATTGGCCGTGACCCACCGCTCGGGATCCTGGTCGCGGCACTTCGCGCGCTCCTGCCACTCGGCGGCCATCACTGACCACCACCAGCGAAGTACCAGGCGGCGCCGATCATGCCGCCGATCGGGGCACCGGTGGCCAGTGACCAGAGGGTGTCCGCGGTGAGCACGCGGGCGCGGAGCCAGGCCCAGTACTCGCGGGCGTTCATTCCTCACCTCGGATGATCGCGAGGACGTTCTGACCAGCGATCCGCATGTTCAGGTTTGGTGCGGTCGCGCACACCGCGGCGTACTGGCGGACCCGCTCAAGCGCAGCAGCGGCGGGGGCGGTTGCTGCGCCCTGCTCGTCGATCTGCGCCTGCCGCTCAGCCAGCGCGACCGCGGTCTCGGCTGAGAGCTTCGCCAGCGCGAGGGACTCGCTCCGGAACATGTAGTCCTCGCTGCCGTCGACCCCCGCCTCGGCGAGGCTGGCAGCCTGCTCGTCGAGTGCGGCCGCGAATCCTGCGAGGGAGATTTCGGGGGCGCTCATGCCGCCACCGACTCGGACTGGGCGGCGAGCAGGAAGATTCGGACCGGGATGCCCGCGCGGTGCTGGGCGCGTCCCCGTGCTGGCAGCTCGCGCCGCTCGCGCTCATAGAGACCCTGGACGGTGGTGCCGCACTGAATGGTGCTCATGGATTTCTCCTGGATTTGGGTACAACGGGGCGCACGGACAAGCAGCCCGCGTTGATGGATTGGTGGTTGGTGACCGGTGGCGGCGGTCCGGCCATCTGGGCCGGGTCAGGACTCCACATCTCTGTCCGCCGCCACCGGGGCTAGGTGGCCCCGCGCGCCGTGGCTTCCGTGCCGTCGCGCGGGGCCAGCGACCCTGCGCTCTGCGGGGCGAGACCGCGAGCGTCAGGGAGTTCGAGTTCGATGGGCGGGACGCCGAGCAGGTCGCAGGCGAGGCGCACGGTCCGCTCTACGAGGATCGGCAGCGTCACCCCGAGCACGATCGCGTCGAGGTCGCACTCGGCGTACGGCGCGCTCACGGGGTCACCAGCTGGATTAGCCAGGCACCGGCGGTCAGGCCCAGCGTCAGCACGGCGGCCGCGGCGACGAACAGCGCACCGACGCCCAGCCGCTCAGCGCTTTCGGGCTGCTCAGGCTGCAGCTCGCAGACCCAATGGCCCGGGCAGCACTCGTACATGCGATGCCCGGCGCGGAAGGTGTCGAGCTCGACGCTGTCGATGTGCGGACCGTCGGCCGTCTCGACGTACGGCAAGACGCCGCGCAGCATTGCGATGGCAAGGACCGGCGCCGGGACGCCAAGCTCGTCGGCAACGTCTTCGGCATGGATCAGCCGGCCGCTCACCCCTGCACCGCCAACGCGCTCGATCCGGGCAGCGCCATCAGCTGCGGCTCGATCAGGCCCCGCTCGATCGCGAGGAGCCGGATCTGCTCGGCGCCGTACGGCGTGGCGTAGGTCGTGTGGGAGGCGTGCCCGTTCGTCTTGCTCTGGTCGTGCGTCTTGACCGAGAACCAGCCCGCGAGCTTCGGCTTCGCGTACGGCTGACGGCGACGGGGCCCGGACTCGATCAGGACCTTCTCGTCGTACAGCAGGCGCCACAGCGGCTTGTGCCTCGCGCCGATCAGGTTGGCGACCGTGTCGATCAGGTAGCAGCCCTTGCCGTTGAGGAACGCGTCGAACGCGTCGGCCTTCGTCTGGTTGCGCTCGGCGGACTCGAGGGCGAGCTGCAGGCCCTGGCTCATCTGGGTGAGGTAGGCGCGTTCGGTCGGGCCGAGGGCCGTGAGGTTGAGCGCCGGGACGCCGTAGGCGCCGGTGCGGCGGATGGAGGGAAGAACCTCGGTGGTGATCCAGCGGCGGAAGGCGAGCGCCTCCGGCTTGTCGGAGCGGATCACGACCTCGTACATGCCGGGCTCGTTGACGATGGTCGCCTGCTGGGTGCGACCCAGGCTGTCCGCGATGGGGTGCGTCTGGCGCACCCCATCGTCAAGGCGCGAGGCGAGGCGGCTCACGTCCTTGATGTCGAGGACTCGGGCGAGGTCGGCGAGGACGAACCACGGTTCGTCGCCGAGAGTGAGGACGCGCACACTCGCGCTCTCGTACTGGAAGGGAACGAGCTCTGCCGTAGAATTCGGCATCAGATTCCTTTCGTGGGGGTCGGTGCCCGTCCGGTCTGTCCACCGGGCGGGCTTTTTCGTGGGGTCAGGCAGGAACGCGTCGCTTGGCGATGGGGTGCGGGGCCGGCTTGAGCTGGCGGCGAGGCGGGGCGTCCGGGAACCAGCGCCTGAGCGTCTGGTGCGAAACGAAAACCCCTGTGGCTTCGAGTACCTCGTCGGCCATGAGTCGCCATCCAGCCCCGGACCGGCGCCGCTGGGCGACGAACCCGGAGAGGTTCATCCCTGCAGGCAGTCGGAGCTCGATCAGCTCCCGTGTCGGTGTGGGCATGACCGAAAAGTTGTCAGCTACACGTTTGAATGTCAATCATGTGATTACACGTCGGCGTGTCGCATACCTGGTCAGCGCGTAACAATCTGTTGCAGATTGATCTTGTTCGTGTCAGAATCTTGGACATGACTACAGCGACCGAGAAGCGAAGCGGATGGGTCCCTTCGGACTCCCTGACGAACCGTCTTGTGTTGGTGCGCCTCGAGCGCAAGCTGTCTCAGCGCAAGGCGGCCGAGGTGTGCGGAATCTCGTATGGCGAGTGGCAGGGCATGGAGCTCGGTCGCGGCACGCGCCGACTCGACCTGAAGGTGTCGCAGATCGCGCTAGCGCTCGGCGTAGATCGCGACTGGCTGATGTGGGGCGGACCCCTGAACGACGAAACCCCCCCGCCCGAAGGCGAGGGGGTTCCGAAGGAAAGGCTCCCCCGGCTGGACTCGAACCAGCAACCGTCCGATTAA